CAAACATTCTCTATTGATATGGTTAAGTATTGTGAGCGTGATGTATTACTTAACAAAAGAGTTTATGATGCTTTGAGTAAAGAGAAGCATGGGTTTTCTAGAGACTCTATAAACTTAGAACAAAGCATAGCAGGTATACTAACTAAACAAAGAGATAAGGGATTCTTGTTAGACGTTAAGTTTGCTACGCTTTTGTTGGCTACATTAAAGGATAAGTTAGATGCTACAGTTGCAGAGGTACATAAAGAATTTAAACCAGAGGAACATACTTTAATTCTTTATCCTGTCAAAACTAAAGCAGGTAAACTATCTAGAATGGCTGTAGCTTCTGATGGTAGTAAGTATAGGTTAAACTCTGATGAGTATGATGCTTTAGAAGCTCACGATCAAGTCGCAAGAATTAGTCGAACAGAGTTTAATCTAGGTTCTAGAAAACAAATAGGAGAATACTTACAAAAGTTTGGTTGGAAACCTAGTAAGTTTACTCCCACTGGTCAGCCTATTGTAGATGAATCAACTCTTAAAAAAATAGATTCTATACCTCAAGCTAAACTTATAGCTGACTATTTGATGTACCAGAAACGTATAGCTCAAATTAAATCTTGGTTAGATAATGCAGATGATGATGGTAGAGTTCACGGCTTTGTTAATCCCAATGGAACTATAACAGGGCGTATGACTCATAGAGAACCTAACCTTGCACAAGTTCCTAGTTCTAGCTCTCCTTATGGAAAAGATTGTAGAGCTTGTTGGATAGTACCCAAAGGTTATAACCTAGTAGGTATAGATGCTTCGGGGCTAGAACTTAGGATGCTTGCACATTATATGAACGATAAGGAGTTCACTGATGAAATTTTACATGGAGACATACACTCCGCTAATCAAAAAATTGCAGGACTTAAATCTAGAAATCAGGCAAAAACTTTTATATACGCCTTCATATACGGAGCGGGAAATGAAAAAATTGGAAGCGTGGTTGGAGGAAGCAAACAAGATGGTCAAAGACTTAAACAACGTTTCCTTGATAATCTCCCATCACTTAGAACTCTTAAAAACAGAGTTACGAGAGCAGCAGCAAAAGGTTTCATCAAAGGGTTAGATGGTCGTAAGATTTATATTAGATCAGCACACTCAGCACTCAATGCTTTATTACAGGGCGGTGGCAGTATAGTAATGAAGAAAGCATTAGAGCTTTTAAACCAATACATTATAGAACATAATCTTGATGCTCACTTTGTCGCTAACATACATGATGAATGGCAGATAGAAGTAGCTGAAAAAGATGCACAGCAGGTAGGTAAGTTAGGAGTTAAAGCTATACAACAGGCGGGACTCGCGTTTGACATGAAGTGTCCTTTAGATGGTGAGTACCATATAGGAGGTAATTGGAGTGAAACGCATTGATTGTAGTACAGCAGATTATCTGAAATATGTACGAGATAGAAGGTATCATAGACTTAATCAAATTAAAATGAAAAAAGGTTGTAAAGATTGTGGTTATAATAAACACCCTAAAGCTTTACACTTTGATCATATTATTAGAGAAGACAAGCACATTATACTAGACGCTTCTGCATCTGGAGGTGGTGGAAAAATGGCTAGGATGGTGCGTAGAATAGCTTTTGTTGACAAGAAAAAAAATAGAGAGTATATAAAAGAATTATTTAATGAAGTAAGAAAATGTGAAGTTAGATGTGCGAACTGTCATAGTATAAGAACATGGGAAGAATTACATTATATGCCTAATGTTCGTAAAGGTAAAAAAATAATACAGGAAAAATCATATGTTAAACAACAAGAATTTAACTTCTGAGTTAGTAGAAGACATATACAAAACTATAGAACCTCTATCAGATGGTGAAGCTATAGATATATCTGAATATCAAATAGAAGTATTTGGTAAAGCTATGGAGGCTGCGCTTCGATCTTGGGCCAACCCAACTCATAGGGATTCTAACTTTAATATTAGAATGTCTAATGTTGGTAAGCCTGTTAGACGTTTATGGTTTGATAATAAATATAAAAATACACATTCTGATTCTAAGCCTAGTGCTCATACACAGATTAAATTTCTTTACGGTCATATACTAGAAGAATTAGTTAAGTTATTTGTAATTATATCTGGTCACGATTTAACAGGCCAACAAAAAGAAGTTGTTGTTGATGGCGTATCAGGCCATATAGATTGTATAATAGATGATGAAGTAGTGGATATTAAAACTGCATCAGGCTTTGCATTTAACAAATTTAAAAACGGAACACTAAGAGATGATGATCCTTTTGGTTATCTAGGACAGCTTGCAGGTTACGAAGAGTCTGAGGGTACAAATAAAGGTGGTCTTCTTGTTATTAATAAAGAGAACGGTGAGCTTTGTTTCTATCAACCAGAAGATTTAGATAAACCAAACATAAGAAATAAAATTAAAGCTATAGATAAAGCATTAAAGGATTCAAATCCTCCGGCAGAATATTGTTATAATACTATACCTGATGGAGTTAAAGGTAATGAAAAGCTACACAAAAACTGTGCTTGGTGTCCTCATAAGTTTGAGTGTTATAAAGATTCTAATAATGGTAAAGGTTTAAGAATCTTTCAGTATTCTAAAGGTTACGCTTTTCTTACTAAAGTTGTAGTAGAACCTAAAGTACAGGAGCTAGATCATGAATTTAAAAACTTGCAAGAAGATACGGAAACAATCTAAAGTTGTACTAGTAGAATGGTTTAAGACTTTAGTATCTGAAGAACAATCTAAAGATATAAACGAACGTAATATACTTTCGTATCTATCACATCAAACACACATCTTTGCTAACAAACAAATGAGATTAAGTGCTTACTCTTTTAAGTGGACTGTTAAGAGAATCAAAGCTTTAGTAAAGAAAACTAATATGGATATTGACAAAGTGAGGTTAAAGGACATTGACCAAAAAAAGAGTACGCAAAGGATTTAGAAAGCCTAGAGTTAAACGGCCTAAAGAAAAGAATGTTCCTCCTAGTTATGATTCTAACTGGGAACATGAACTTCATAACGGCCTTCTTAAACAATGGGATCATCATACTAAACAAGTATCATATATAATTGAGCACGTTTACGAACCTGACTTTGTTAGAATTATAGGTAATCAAATAATTCTTTTAGAAGCTAAAGGTAGGTTCTGGGACTTTGCAGAATACAGTAAATACATATGGATTAAAAAGGCTTTACCGCCCAATACTTCATTAGTATTTTTGTTTGCCAATCCTTCTGCTCCAATGCCACAGGCTAAAAGGCGAAAGGATGGTACTAAAAGAAGTCATGGTGAATGGGCTTCCGCAAATGGATTTGATTGGTATAGTGAAGACTCATTACCTGATAAGTGGGTAGACATAAACTATCGTAAAGATAATACTTTAAATATTGAAAGTGAATAGGAGACACTATGAGTATTGATGATGCAAGACCTGAAGAATGGGATGAAGTTAATGATGAATTAAAAAAAGATTACGGAAAATCTTTTCTTGCTGACCTTTGGAACAGCCAAACGAATGATGAAGTAAATCATCCTAGTCATTATAATAATGGCAAGATCGAATGTATTGAAGCAATAGAAGCTGCTTCTACTCAGGAAGAGTTTGAAGGATATTTAAGAGGTAATGTATTAAAATATGTTTGGCGGTTTAAATACAAAGATAATATTAAAGACTTGCGTAAAGCTCGTTGGTATTTAGACAAACTTATAGAAAAGGTAAACGAAGATGTGGGATCGGAAAGCTGAAAGAACCGAAAGGTACAACAGAAAAAAGAACTCAATAAAACCTAAACCTAAGAAGCAACCTATAAAAAAGAAGGAGAAGAAACCTAATGACTGAGAAGATTGGAGTTCAGCCATACTTAGGGATAAGAATAGATTACGGCAAGGAAGATTTATTAAATACTTTTACAAAAGAAACCATAAGAGATAGATACTTATGGGAAGGAGAAACTCATGCTCAAGAAGCTTTTGCAAGGGCCAGTATTTTTGGCGCAACTTATATGGGAAATACTGACTTTGATCTTGGACAGAGACTTTACGACTACGCTAGTAATCTTTGGTTCAGTTTCAGCACTCCTATACTTTCTAACGGGGGAACCTCTCGCGGTTTACCTATCAGTTGTTTTCTTAATTATGTACCTGATTCAAGGGATGGTCTTTCTGTTCACTATGATGAGAACATTTGGCTTGCAAGTGGAGGTGGAGGCATCGGTGGATATTGGGGTGATATTCGGAGCAATGGTGTGGACACTTCTAACGGTAGCAGGTCTACTGGATCTATACCTTTCATGCACGTTGTAGACTCTCAGATGTTAGCCTTCAATCAAGGAGTTACAAGAAGAGGAAGCTATGCTGCTTATATGGATATATCTCATCCTGAGATAGAAGAGTTTATAAACATGAGGAAAACCACTGGCGGTGATTTAAATAGAAAATGTTTGAACTTACACAACGCTGTCAATATATCTAAAGAATTTTTAGATGCAGTAGAAAAAGATTCTGAGTGGAGACTAATAGACCCTAAAACTAATACCGCAGTTAAGATAGTATCTGCTAGAAACTTATGGTTTCAAATACTACAGACTCGTATGGAAACTGGAGAGCCTTATCTTATTAATATAGATAACTGTAATGCTGCTCTACCAGAAGAACAAAAGAAACTAGGGTTAGAGATTAAACAAAGTAACTTATGTTCTGAAATAACTTTACCTACCAATGAAGAAAGAACTGCTGTCTGTTGTTTGTCTAGTGTTAATCTAGAGCATTTTGATGAGTGGTCTAAAGTAGATACATTTATTCCTGATCTTATAACTATGCTAGATAATGTACTTCAAAACTTTATTGATGGCGTTGCAGGACAAAACGGTTACAGTAAAGCAGCTTACTCTGCTATGCGTGAAAGGTCTGTGGGACTTGGAGCTATGGGATTCCACAGTTATTTACAGAAGAACAATATAGCTTTTGAAAGTATGTACGCATCTTCTTTTAATAACAAAGCGTTTTCCTACATAAAAGATAGAGCTTCTGCTACCACTAGGAAACTTGCAGAAGAACGAGGAGAAGCTCCTGACATGAAGGGTAGTGGTAAACGTAATGCACACTTACTCGCTATAGCTCCTAATGCTTCTAGCTCTATTATATGTGGTGGTACTAGCCCCTCTATAGAACCTAACAGGGCTAATGTATATACACACAAGACTTTAACAGGGAGCTTTAAAGTTAAGAACAAATACTTAGACGATCTTTTACTTGAGCTTGTACCTAGTAAAAAGAAACGTGATGAGATATGGAAAGATATAGCAGCACATGAAGGATCAGTACAACATTTAGATATATTATCAGATGCACAAAAAGAAATGTTTAAGACTGCTCCTGAAATAAATCAGATATGGATAGTAGAACACGCTGCTATGAGACAAAAATATGTTTGCCAAAGTCAAAGTGTAAACTTATTTTTTAAGACCCCATCAATAGAAGCTGACCAAGAAACCCATGATGTTTTCTTACAGTATCTAAATGATGTACACTGGGCGGGAATACATAAACTTAAATCTTTATATTACTTGCGCTCTAATGCTGCTCGTAATACAGAGAATGTTAATATAAAAATTCCTAAAATTAATTTAGAAGAAGAGGGGTGTCTAAGTTGTGAAGGGTAAAGTCATAGAAGTAAAATGGGATGATGCTTGGATTGATACTGAAGATGTTTTAATATCTGAAGCTAAGAAATTAAAAGCTGTGTCTCGTTCTACTGTAGGGTGGTTAGTATCTGACAATGAAAATGAATTGATACTAGCTACTGATATGTACCACAATGACAAAGACAAAGAGTATGTTAATGCAATAATGGTTATACCTAAAGGTATGATAATACAATATTGGGAGTATGAAATAAATGAGTCTATTAGGAACTAGAGATTATTATAAGCCTTTTGATTATCCGTGGATGTTTGATTACTACGTCCAACAAAATCAAATGATATGGCTACCAGAAGATGTTCCGCTTCACAATGATGTGAAAGATTGGCAAGAAATGGATGACACGGAAAAGAATTTACTTACACAAATATTTAGACTGTTTACACAATCAGATGTAGATGTAGCATCAGGATATATAGATAGATATATGAGGGTCTTTAAAAAGCCTGAGTCTAGGATGATGATGTCTTCGTTTGCTAACATGGAGTCAATACATCAACACGCTTATAGTCTACTGTTAGATACTGTAGGGATGCCTGAGATTGAGTATAAGGCATTTGCTGAGTATGAGGCTATGGCTGACAAGCATGAATATATAAGTAGCTCTCCATTAAAAATAAATAACAAAGAATCTATTGCTAAAAACTTAGCAATCTATTCAGCGTTTACTGAAGGGCTTCAACTGTTTAGTAGCTTTGCAATACTTTTAAACTTCCCAAGATTCGGTAAGATGAAAGGTATGGGGCAGATAGTTACTTATAGTATTCGAGATGAGTCCCTTCATGTAGAAGCAATGACTAAACTCTTTAGAGAATTTATGCAGGAAAACATTAACCTTTGGACAGATGATTTCAAGAAAGAAATATATACTGTTTGTAGGCAGATGGTTAAACTAGAAGATAAGTTTCTGGATTTAGTATTTGAGATGGGAGACATACAAGGTCTTACTAAATCTGAAATGAAAGAATATATAAGATATATAGCAGACAGGAGGCTGTTGCAGCTAGGATTAAAAACTAATTTTGGGGTAAAGGATAACCCTATTGATTGGATAGATGATGTACTAGGAGTAGAACATCAAAACTTTTTTGAAGGCCGAGCAACAACTTATATGAAGGGCGGTCTAAAGGGCAGCATGGAGTCTGTTCAATTTAAAGGAATAGCAGTAGAGGGGTAATAAATATGGACAGCAAAGAAGAAGGGAATCTTGTTTCTTTTAGAGTGTTTTTAGCTAGAGATGGAAATATTTTATCTGAGTTTAAATATCTACCAATAGAAGATATAGGTAAAGTATTTCCAGAAAATGAAATCCCTATTATACAAAAAGTAATTAAAGAAGGATTTCTTAAACTAGAGGGGCTACACGATTACATAGAAAAAGAAGTTAAAAACTTAACGACAATTACTTAGTAGCTTTGTGGTGCATAAATGCGGTAGCCCCCATGTATGTACCTACAATGCCACACATAGAAAAATAAAAAAGCCCCAACAAATCTGACAGAGCGTTTACTCTACTATCAGATATGAGGGGCGTAAATAAAACTACCGTAGTTACTACCATGATAATGATAGCTAACCAAGCCATCATCTTTTGAGCTTCAGACTTTTCTTCTCTTAGTTCTAAGTCTACCATTTCTTTAGCCCGATCTAGTTCCTCATCACTGATGATGCCATCATTGTTTAGATCAAACTTCTCGTACTTAGACTGTAGCTCTAGTTTCTTTGGAGACATTGTTAGTGCGTTTTCTCCTTACCATCAAATATTTTATGAGGTTCTGACATAGCTATAAATTGAGTCTCAAATATTTCTCTGTAGGTTTCAAAGTCTACTATGTCTAGTCCTCTAGCAGCGTGTGTTCTAGCATATATCTGGTAAGCTGCTCCTAGTTGATCTTCCGTGTACAGTGCTAACATACTAACTCCCCATTACTGACGTAACTATAAATCCTAAAAACATCATTCCCGAAATAATCATTGTGCCTATTAGTGTTAAGTCTAATAAAAATTTTCTACGTTCTGCTATTTTTCTTGCAACTAGTAATCTTCTTTGTCTTTCTTTTTGTCTAGCTCTCATCATGGATTTGTAAACGTCAGCTTGTCCTGAGTATACAAATAGTTCTCTTAATTGTTTCTCTAGTTCTTTTGCTTTATGTTCTGCTAGTGCTACCTCAAGCGCATAAGCCTCTACAGACTGTGCAGCAAACACCTTCTTACCTATAGGTGCATGATCTGAATCTGCTTTAGCTTTATCTATTTTGTCTTTTGCATCAAAGAATTGTGCAAACTGAGATGATAACTCTTGGGTGTCCTTACCTAATGCAAGACCTTTTTTGATTATGGTGACTGCTCTTGAGGCAGCAGCAATAGCTACTGTAACTTCTACCATTACTGCCTCTCCTCAATTTAATATCTTCTAAATAAATCTTCAGCAGCACAGTGATCCATAGCTCTGCAAATCCTTACGTTTTGCATATATAATTGTTGATCCATCCAATTCCACTCAGGATAATCTGACATCTGCATACTAACTTCGCTTAACGAACATCCTGTAAGTGATAGTAAAATTATTATTAATAGTCTTCTCATTGACCTGCCATCATCCTCCTATCTATATTGCAATAATTAATATTAGTACAGCCACCTAAGTTTAAAATATTTTGATTGCTTGGAATATTACGCATAAAAATATCTTGGTTTCTGGCATCTTGCATGGCCCAATCTTGAGCAGACCTTTCCGGCAAACTACTGCAACCAGTTATAACTAAAGCAATAAATAAGTATCTCATTGTGCTACTAATCTCCTGTTGTTTCTTTCGGTTAGCATTTCCTGATAACCTTCTTCATCAAGATGGGTTACTGCTATCCAAGCATGAGTCATTTCATCTCCTGTTCTACTGCCTCCATAAACCCACTGATCTGCATCAGGGTTGTTAGGATTATCTTCAGTGTTGTCGTACCACTGTTTAAGAACCAGTACTGCCCCTGTTGGAATCAAAGGTGCAAAGTCTGGATCATAGATGTGACTGTGATGCCATGTTGCACTCCAGTTAGATACCTGACTAATTTGCTCAGTTATTCCAGTATCAGGGTAAAAGATTTCAAAGCTTGCTGCATTCATTCTTAGGTGTCCGTGAGGTTGCCATGAATCAATGCGAACAGGGTGATCAAAGGAGTGGAATCCCTGAGTCATGTGATAACCATGAGGAGGAATAACAATATCATCTTGATCGCTTATCCTGTAAAGCTTGAGGTCTTGAGCATATGTAAGTGCTTTAGATTCCTCTGGCGAGTACAGCCACAGTCCTATCTCTACAACATTATCTTCAATAATAGTTCCGGGTGCTATAGCTCCTAAACCACCGGGAAACATATGAATGTCCCAAGCTATCTCAGAGTTAGCAGGTATAGTACGGCAGACACCTTCAGGTACTATCTCGCCCCACTTACCCATAGCATACTCTGTAAGCATCCCGTATCTTTCACCATCAACATTAACGGAGCTATTGGCATGATGCACTACACTTTTAGCATCGCCTCTTGGCTTAACTTGGATAGCTTTAATACATCTATCCTCTGTCAACCCACTAGCTACATTGTGTTTGTGCCATAGATCATTGCCACTGGCAGGTATATCTATAGGAGTAGATGGTATAACTAATGTAGGTTCTCCAAAGTCTTCGTAGAAGTTCCACTGATCGGGGTCTGAAAGGGCCGGAGGTTGTACTACAACATCGGTATTTCCATACTCTGATCCGGCATCTACCCACTCTACTATCGTGGCTATATCGGCCTCTGAGAGCCTCCAATCACCATGTAATTCCTGTATTCCTATACCCTGATCATAGGCATATGGAGGCATCTCTCTGTTAGCAACTTTAAGTTGTATCAAAGGACTCCACGGTCTGACTTGATCATAGGTTTCGAACTGCATTGGGCCTATGCCACCATCACGGTGACACACAACACAATTATTATTTATTATTTCAGCTACATCATCTACATAAGTAGGTGCTCCATGAGCCATAGAGCTACACAACATAACTCCAACTAGTAGTAAATATCTCATGCCATTGCCTCCAATCTTTTTAAAATTTTGCCACCTTTATTTTTAGGTTGTCTTGGAAATATATCTTGTAAGCCTATTTGTTTTTGATCTACATTATTTAAATCATTTATATTAAAGATAAAATCTTCACCTCTTATTAATGGTTCTCTGTTCATTAATTTTTGAGTAGTTTTTGCATATGAATTAACAAACTCTTGTATAGCTTCTTCTTCTGTATAACCCTGCTCTCTTAAATTAAAAGCTTTAGCATTGTTAAAAGCATCCTTTTCTTCAGTTCTAGGATCATCTACTATTTTTCTTTGGACTCCTTCTTTTAATTGTAAAGCTCCTCTTCTTACAGGATTTGTCCCTTGTCTAAAACTAATTAGTCCATGATTAATTGCATCATAAACTTCTTCATTATAGACTCCCTCTTCAAATAATTTTTTATTTTCTTCAGATTGAAAATCTGGATAACCCGCTTCATCTACAGGCACAGCATAATGTGCCGGAATTTTATTATCTAAAATTGCTTGATGAAGTATAGCAGCAGCTTCCCTTTCATTCTTTCTTTGATCTGATGGCGAAACACCAAAAGCTAAATGCGCTCCCATGTTAATTAAAGTATTTAAAACTTTACCACCTTTCCCATAATCTTGACGTATATCACGATCCTCTGCATCTACAAAAGCTTCTCCGGCTTGTATATCATATGGTAAACCTGTCATCTTATCTATACGCTCGTCTGGTTCTACAGGAACTTGAGGAACATTATAAACTTCACCACCTTTATAAAATGTTTGTTTCTGAACTCTTTCTCTAGAAGGAACTATAAGTTCTGTTAAAGCTTTATCTGCTTCTCTCATAGTATCTTTAAAATCATCTGGTGCGTCTTCATCATACAATCCTAAAAGTAAATCCCTAACTCCTGTACCCGGAAATTTATTAACTACAAAAGAAAGAATATCTCCTTGACGAGCTAGTTTATAAGCATCTCCCGGTATAACACCTAGTCCTGTAAAATAAGCCATTGGGTCTTGATAATATTCTGCTGCGTCTGCCCCTCTTTTAATCATATCAGCTAATAAACCATTTGCTCCAGTTCTTATAAAACCATCCATAGCTATTTCAAAAGCTTCTTTATCGTCATAAGATTCTCCATTACTTCTAACTCCATTAGCTAAAGAAGCTATGCCTGTCATTATTGCTACAGCAGGTAGGTGTTGACTAAATATTGTTTCAGGATTTCTGGTTATTTGTTTAGCCATTCCTTTCATTACAGTGTTAGTAAATGCAGCAGGGTATCCAAGTAACTGACCGAAAACTGCAGTCTTAGGATTAGACATAAATGTAGGTTTTAATCCTGACTGTGCAGTAGGATTTAAAATAACTTCATTAGTGTATGTCCCTCCCCCTCTTTTTATTTTATTATAAAAGGGATCATTTAGTTTAGCTCCATTATTATACCATTTAACTCCTTCAGTATAATCTATTCCTAAATCTTTAAGCTCATCTATTTGTCGCTGCATTCTTCTGGATATTTGTCCAGATTTAATTAACGGCATTTTAGATGCTAAGTTTTCTATATTTTCAGTAATTAATCGTTTTCCAGTTATATAAGATGTAAGCTGTACTGTTTTTGTCCATTGATCTAAAAGATTTAATCTAAAAAATTTATTACTTACTTTTCTCATAGTAGCATTAGACAAAGTATCTCCACTTAGTCTTTCAACCATATCTGCCGATGCTTGATCTAAAGCTATTCCTAATTGATTTAATTCATATCTTGCTTCAGCTCTAGTTAGACCATGTACGTTCTGTAGTACATCCATAGAATCGTAATACATTTTTTGAGAGCCATTCATTACAGCATCTCTAAAACCTCTAAAGGCTGTACCCGGCCCCGCTTTAGACATATTAATAAATATTTCTGTAATACTAGAAAGTGTTGCAAGAGGAAGATAAGCCATTCTATTAGCAAGCATATACAAATCAGTTGCATTACTCATCTTTTTACCAAACCTTTCCATGCCTTCGCCAGTTATATTTTTATATAAATAACTAGCATCTTCTTTAGCTTGCTGTATTAATTCACTACTAGCATTATTAGCTTTCATTTCTCTTTCTAAAGCAGGTATCCATGTACGATTAAAGTCTTCTATATTTCTAACATTTAAAATATCTTTTTTAGCAAGACCTTTTGCTGCTGCACTAAAATAAGAATTTGTTATTACTTCTAAATTAGTTTCTAAATAATCATTAAAATAAGTTTCATCTTTTAAATCTATTTTTCTATTAGCAAAAAAACTATTACCACCAAAACGATGCTCATTACCAAACTGATACTTTATATCTAATAACTCATCTACAAAATTAGAAGCTTCATCATAGGTATTTATTCCTACAGCTCCTTTTCGGTTCATTATTCTTTGTATAAAATCTTCTCTATTTTTTTCAATAGCTTCTCTGTTCCACATTCTAGGAAGATAATTTTCTACTTCTTGTCTTAATAGTCCTTTAGATTTACTTTCTGTAGCTATGTCACCTAGTATTTCTCTTAAAGTATCTGCTGCATTAACTGTAGCTTCTTTAGCTTCTGGAGTTCCAAAAGTAATATTATCAAAAACTGTATTACCATTTCTGACTGCATTAGATATAAGTATATCTATTTCTTCTTTTGTTTTTCCTTTTGCAGTAGCTTTAATATTATCGTAAGCACTTTTCCATCTTGTATGGAATTGACCAAAACGCTCACCCATATAAGAAGAATAATCATTTACATCTCTTATTTGAGTTTCTCCAAGTCTCCATGATTGATCTATTTCACTGGTAAGTAATCTTTGGAATCTTCCAACAACATTAGGGGCAAACCTTCTAGCAGGGTTTAAAAGATTAGTAGCTTTAATAAAACCACCTATTGATGTCGATAAATATCTGCTAAGTTTGTCTTGAGCTTTAGTAATAAAATTTAATTTAACATCTAATGGTGTACTATTTGTAAGCACAGCATTATTAAGTTCATCTGAAAGTATCTCTCTAGTTTCTTTGCCACCCTTTACAACATTAGATAACTCTCTTATAAGAGTATTCATATTTTTTTGGGATATTAATTGTTCTACTTTTAATTGCGTATTAGTATTTTTAAGATTTTCTGTAACAAATTTAGGGTTAGGCCCATAAGTTTCTGCTACTTCAGTTACAATATCTTTAATTTGATTTGGATTTAAATTATATTTTCTTATATTTTCTTTAACTATAGGATCAATTTTATTTAATGTAAGCTCTGGTGCTGCATTATCACTTTCTTTTATAATAATATTTTTAACAGCTAAAATTATATTCGCAGCATCTTTCTCGTTTAAAGAAACATCTAAAGTAGTTTCTTCTAATAATCCATCTTCATTAAGTTTTACTTTTTTACCTGTTACTAAAGTTTCTAATAATTTATTATCTAAACCTTCTGTTTCTATTCTATTTAAATACTCTCTTCCAGTAATAGGATTAATACCCATAACAGCTTTATTGAATTTACTATCAATAATTTGTGCTATAGTTTTAGCTTCAGGAGAAAGTCTAGGCATTTCTTTAGTTCTTCTCCAAACTTTTAAATCTCTTAATGCTGCAACATTAGCACCGTTTTCATAAATAGCTTTTGACATACCCTTTGGTCTTAAATAAGAAGCATGATTTAATTCGTGAAATAAATTAAACATAATCCACTCATCTTCTGTTCTAATGTCATTAGGTTTAAGAGGAGTAACTCCATCTACTTGAGGCTTTGTCCACGGCTTATTTTGAAATGTTTGTCTTAAAGCATCATCATTTACTTTAATAGTTACTGACTTATCCTTATTAACTATTCTAGTAGCATTGATCGGCATACCGTTTCTTGTTTTATTTGTTGGCCCCCATATAATTTCAGCATCTTTAATTACAATAGCATCTTCATCTCCTACTTTTTCAACAGTTTGATATGGTATAGTAGTTGGCTTTGGAGTTTCAGGATCATTAAAATCTATTTTTTTAGGTGCAGTATTAACATTATCAGGTACTATATCATCTACCCTAGTCGGGGTTGGGGTAAACAAACTTCCTAATGTGTAACCTAATCCTCCTCCTAATACTAGACCTGCGCCTGTGCTTAATGCAAAATCTCCTTTACTAAAAACATCTTGAACTCCTGTAGATATATTTATATCTTGACGAGCAAAGTTTTCTGCGCCTGTCCACACAGCACCTTCAAAGGCTCCTGCCTTTGCTGTATTACTTGCTGCGATATTTCTTAATGTCTTGGATGCTGCTTGTTGACCGCCCTTTGTCATTAAAGCATTTGTAACAGCAGGTGCAGCAGCTTTACTTGCAGCCGACCCAACGCCCGGAGCTACAAAAGCAAACAATAAATTAATAGGGTCTGCAAACATATCTACTCCCCTATCAAAAGCAGCTTTAGCTATTTCATTAAAGCTACCTGCTTTAGAAGCTTCAAACTCATCTCTTAAATATCTATAAGTTTGTTTTATATCTTCAGGAGCATCTCGCATTATTCTAGCTCTATCTATTGCTGTTCCTAATCGACCCTCTTCATCTCTAAGAGTTTCAAAAATATCATTAGATACTAAACCGCCAGTTATTTTTTCAACAACGCCTTCTTGCTCTGATAAATAATTTAAAAACTTTTCTGCTTCTTTTTGGTATCTCGGATCATTTCTTAAATCTGTGTGAGTTTTTTGAATATACCCAGTAGTAAATCCACTTCTATTTTTTCTTTGTTCAGGTAAAATAATATTAGCATTAGGTTTTAATCTAAGTTCGCTAGTATTTGTAGTTTTTACAATAGCCATTAATCACCACCGCCTAGTATGGCTTCTCCTACAAATACATCTCGTTCATCTTTTCTACGTTTAACTAAACCTGCTAGTTGTTTTCCACCTGCTCTATTGTACTCTAACATCTTAGATGCTATTTCTTCTTTAGACCTTGTACCATTAGCAGTTACTTGATTTAAAGCACCACGACCTAAATTAAATATAAAAGAATTTAAAGCAGCAACTTCATTATCTGTAAAGTTATAATTATATCTTTCACCAAAGTCTCTAATATAATCAGCATCTCTATTTACTCTAGCCATTAATCTTTCTTGAGCTTCTTCTAATGTTATTTCTTCATTAGCAGATGTAGCTTCTGTGCCAAAGCCATTAGTGTTTTGTCTAACATCAAAACTAGCTACGGGTGTAAAGTTTTCAAATCTTTTAATTAATAAAGATGTTGCGGTATCTGAAGGTAAAGTTATTTCTTTTAGACGTTCTTCAGAAATATTACCGCCACTAAAAGGTTGAGCCATGTTTTGATCCTCTTGTTGATTATCAGAAACTTCGGTGAGTTCAGAAGTTTCCTGAGTTACTTTGGGGAGTCTTCTTCCTTTAAATAATTACTAAAATTTTCTCTTAATATATTTAAGTTTCTATTAAACATATTTATTTTATTTGTATTATTTTGTTGTAGTGCTAAATCTAAACCTTCTTGATATTCTTTAAGTTTTTGATTTGGATTTATATTTCCAAGTGTTCTTAAACCAAGTTGCCCTAAAGCAGCTTTTTGTGTATCTGTTAGATTTTGATTTTGTATTAAACCTTCAAAAATTTCTTCATATGATCTTGGTTCCTCAACAACATCTGAAGAAGAAACATCTTCAGGAGGAGTAGGTACTTCTTCTATTACTGGTTTACCTCCTGCATAACTAAATATTTCTGCTATACTAAATGAACCATCTACAGGATTTCTACCAGTAGCTTCTATTCGTTCAGGAATACTTGAGTCTTCAAAACTATTAGTAGGTATTCTAATTTGACTTAAAGTTTCATTTTGTAATATTATATCTGCTAAAGCTTGTCCTCTGTCTGGATCATTTTTATATTGATCGGCAATTTCATTAAACGAATCAATAACTGCTGCGCCTAATGCCGATGCTTCCAAACCTTCATATCTTCCACCTTGCGAAACATCTAAAAGATTATTTGCAATTAACATAGCAGTTGCAGGATGATCGTTAGGACTAATAGCAGTTGCGCTTAAATTTACAATTTCAGCTTTTCGATTCCAACCAAATACTAAGTCAGTCATTTCTGTAGCTGCTGCTAATCTAAGGGCATCATTATGATTTAAACCATATTTTTCTTCAAACTCATCTGCTCTTAGATAAATATATTTTCCGGCTACATCTCTTTGTGATGCAAAAATATCATCTAAATCTCCATCGTCTTTTAAAGTCTCATAATTGTCTTCAGTACCCGCCCACCAACGATTTAATAAATCTACTTCTGCTACTGTTCCAGTTTCACCACCCGGAATTTTTAAAATTCCTGCTATTTCTTGCAGGGCAGTTACCCCTTCTTGAGTTTTATCTTCAGTCATATTACGGAATTTTATATCAGGAGTAAGTTCTTCATCGTATACTACTCTTGAACGAGTATATATTGGTGTTCCTTTCTCTTTTGCACCCGGCTCATTACGATAAATATCTGTATAATAAATTGTACCTTTTTGATTCCATTTAGTTTGAGTAACTTCTGGCCCTTTTCTTTCTGGGTCTTCTATTAAAGTCCCATTTGCAAGACCTACATCAATATAAGATTCAAGAGAATTTTCTTTTATAGGATCATCTGGCCCTAAATTAGAACTAGTATTTAATGCTTGACCTTGACGAGAATTAGTAAAAGAGTTCCATGCTTGAGGTTGTGCTATTCTAAGTTGACCATTTGCGTCTTCTATCTGTAGAGGTGCATAAACAACTTTTTTAGTTACACCATCAAAATAAGTCATTTTATTTACAGGTGTAGCATAACCCCTACCACCTGAATACCACTCTACAGTTGTGGGATCAACTTCAGTTAAAACCATATCTGCTTTGTTTATACCTAATTCTGTTAAATCTTTTATTCTTTCAGGTCTAGTACCTCTATTAGTAAAACCTGTATCGCTGCCTCCTTTGTAAGCTAAATCTTTAGATTGAGCAACTGTTAAACCTGCATTTAAACTACGTTGAAATCTTGCAAGTTCTCTAGCACTATCAGCAAAACGATTATTCTTTAAAGATTCTAAAATTTCACTATCAACATCTTCTTGAGTTTTATTATTTAAACTTCTAGTAATTCTATTAAATAGTAATCCTCCTACATTTTCTGCTTGTCCATCATTAGCTTTTATGTATGCGTCATAATCGTCTTGAGTTCCTAGTTTAAATGCTTCATCAACAGAGTTTCTCCAAGTTCCTATATATTTTTTAGCTTCTATTAAAGCTTGTTCGTTTATATAATTATTTATATCTCTAGTACTATAGCCTTGTGTATTAAAAGTACTTTCTAAATTATTTTTAATAATAGGAGCAAATTTATTTTGAGCTAACCAATGTTCTTCTCCGGCAGGATCAGCTTGAGCTTTATCATATTCATCTAATAATCTAGTTTTATTTTTTAAAGCTTTAGCAAATAAAACTCGTTGTCCTGCTAATTCTTCATTATTATCAACAAAGTTTCTAGCTCTTTCTTCTAGATATTTATTAACAAGACGAACGCCAGTAGCTCCAACATTTAAAATAGCTTGGTTTCTAGTGTCTCGTCTTAATCTTTTTTCAGTTCTTTTTCTAGTTATTCTTTGTCTATTTAAAAGTGAAGAACCTAAAACATCTATATCGTCACTCATGCTATACTCCTTGTTGAGCTAAAAGACTATCTGAATCTTCTGGCTGATCTTCTTGTGGTTGACTTAACAAGCTTTGTTCAACTATAGGTACTTCTTCAATTTTAGATTGAAGTTCTTCTGGTAGCATAGTAGTAGCTTTACCTGCTTGTTTTTCTTTTAATCTTTTTTCTATACCTTCTGTAGATAATTTTCTATTTGAAACAGCTTCATCATTTAATTCTTCATTATGAATCGTGTAATTAATTCCTTGTCTTTCTGCTAAAGCCATTAACATATAAGCTAAAGGTTCTGCTAAAAGCATCATTAAATCAGGATTCCATTTGCCTTCAGTAAACCCTTTAAATAATATAACTTGAGATAGCTCCATAATTGGAACTCCCTCTTCTATAGCTGTTAATAAATCAACATATCTTTCTTCATCTGTTATAATAACAAACAAATATTCTAATGCTTCTCGCTGTACTGTAAATTCTGGAGCAGCTTCAAATGGATATGGATTATCAGGATCATTAGCCATTCCTTCGCCCGGAACAGATCTATTCATCCTACTAGTATAGTCTATAAAATCAGGAGTTATTTCTTTTAACATAATTATTACCTTTAAGAAGAATACCTAGCTGATAAATCTCTTGACCAAGTAGATACAGGATTCATTAAAATAGTATCATATATTCTAGAAGTTGATCCGTATTGACCTTGACTTGAATAAGCTCCAAAATTTCTAGGGGCTGATTGAGCCATAACATCATAGTCTTGCGCTCCAGAGGCAACGTATTGTGGATAGCTATAAGGAGAGCTTAAATCTACTTGTGGGTCTAAAGCTTGTTGCACTTGTTTAGCATCTTGTATTAATGCGGTTGATGCTGCTAATGGCTTTGCTTGAAAATTATATCTATCTTTAAGTTCTTCTCCGGCTCTTTGTATAAAAGTTTTAGAAGGATCAGGAGGTGTTACAGCAGCACTAGCATCAGGAGGAGTAAGTAAACTTTTAGTTGGGTCAACTACTGGTTTTGTAAATTGTTCTTCAAAAGCTCGTACTGCTGTTCCCTGTTCTATTTGTTCTTTTGTAAATAAATCAGTAACATCAGGAAGAGCGTCTGTCATTCTTTTATCAGCTATATTACCTGTAAAAGATTGAAGCTCTGGTTTTAATGGGCCTTGTCCTGCAAGAGTACTTCCTATAGCTTCTGGATCAAAATTAATAACATCGCCCGGAGCTAAACGATCTAAGTCTAAACCAAGATTTGTTTGTTGAATAACGTCTTTAGGAAGTCCTGTGCTATTCATAATATCTTTAATACCCATGCCCTTTTTAATAGTAATACTTTTCTTAAAGGGGTCTAAGATACGACTAGAGTTTTTAACTATATCTTGTTGAACTGCTTCCCATGCTCCTCCTTTTCCAAAAAAGTTTTTAGAAGCACTTTCAATATTTATTCCCGGTATTTTATTTAAAGCGGTTTTACCAAACTCTCCTATAAATTTAGTAACACCTTGAGTTACAGTATTAAAAGCATTTTTACCAACAGTTACAAATTTATGAGCAGCACTAATAACATGACCTGCACCTTTAACTAATGCACCACCAATGCCTCCTAAACTATTAGTAACCATACTAGAAGCAATACCGCCTATGCCACTCATTAAGGCGTTCCCTATTCCCGGCAGTATAAACGCCATAGCTATTTGACCTACAATACCTATTTTGTTCATAAACTTGCCGACTTTACCGACAACCTTTTTAATTCCTCTGCCTATCTTTTTAAAGACTTTACCTATGCCTTTAAATATTTTTTTAAAGAATCCCATTTAAAACTCCTAATCAAACATTTCATCAATTAAATTTTTAACACCATCAGCAACACCAGTACTATTAATAGCAGTATTGGCTTCATTATTCATAGCAGTAATATACATATTTGTTTTTTGATTAGCTAAATCTAAAGCTTCTTTTCTTAAAAATGTAGCTTCATCTCTTAAAGAGTTCCAAATAAAATCTAACTCTTGTGTAGATATACCGAAAGCATTTTGTACATTTTGAGCGTTAGCTGCATTTATAGCAGCAGTATTAGCTGTATTAGATTGTCTACGCCAATTAATATTAGCTTGTTCTATTGCTTGTGCATTAGAAACATTCCAAGTATCTCTTTGATTTTCTATATTGTTATTAAATTGTTCTACTTGTAATTCTATTTGAGCATTAAATTTAGCAACATCTATTGAGTTTTGTTCATCTAAAGCTTTTAATCTATTTGCTTCAGATTTATTAAATTGTTCCATAGCATTTGTTTGAGTAGCATTAAATTGCTGCATAGCATCATCTTGTGATTTAATAAACATATCAACTTGATTTTCAGATGCAGCACTAAATTGTCTAGCAGCATTAATAGCAGCTTGATCAGATAATAAACTTTGTTGTTTTAATTGGGTATCTAATATAGCAGCTTGTTGTTTATTGTTTAAATTAGCGACATCTATTTGTAAAAAGTTTCTAGCATTTTCAACAGCTAGTCTTGTTCTTGCATCTACAGTAGCTAAATCTAAAGATGCCATAGCTGTAGCATTTTGTATAGCTCCTTGCTGTCTAGCGTTCATATTAGTTATTGTAGTGTTTTGCATAAACTGACTATTAGCTAATTCTACTTGTTGTGCTGTAGTAAACTTAGTTAAATCAATTCTTGCTTGAGTAGCTGCATTAGTTATTGCTCTTTGTTGATCTACATTAAGTTGAGCTACACCCATTTGAGCAGCTATTCTACCCTGCATAATATTACTTTGCATTGTAGCATTTAGATTAGCAAATTCTGTTCTTTGTGCATTAGATAATGATTCAGCATTAGCTTGATTTATAGCTGATAAATTAGCTAGTCTCATTTGTTGATCAGTATTTAAATTAGCTAATTCCATTTGTTGTTTAAACTGTGCATTTCGAGCTAGAAAATCAGCCGCTACTTGCATTTCTGCAAGACGTTCTTGATTTACAGCAGTCATGTTTTGCTGTTCAGTTTGATTTTTTATTTCTAAATTAGCTAACTCTATTTGCTGTTCATTACCAAGTTCTTGCGAATTAATTTGTTGTTGGTTTTGTGCGCTTAATTCTGCTGCCCTTTGTCTATTTTGTAAATTTTGTATTCTTACTTGTTGTTGTTGTTCAGAAGAAACAAGTAGTGTTTGTTGGTCTTGTTGACTTTGAAGTACTTTTAAGTTTTGTGCAAATTGAGCAGTTTGAGATTCTGCTGTTTGTTGATTAGATAAATTAGCTAATCGTCTACTTGCATTTAAACGTGCTTCTTCTAAATTAGCTTGTTGTTGATTAGTTAAATTTCTTGCTGCATTAGCTTGTAGTGCTTGAGCATTACTTTGAGCTAAAGGCAAAGCTGTTTGTATAACTGCATTAAATAAAGCATCTCTTCCTACAGTAGAAACTCCTAATCCTCTAGCTGCTAAATTTTGTTCTATTGTAGCTACAGCAGGTTTAGCCCAAGCAGGAATATTTCCAGACTCCATACCTCCTAATAAATTTTCCATTTGAGCAGAGACTAATGCTTCTGGGGGTAATGCAGCTATGGCTGCTTGTACTTCTATAGGTTGAGTATCTACTACAGCAGTTACAGAAGCAGGGTCTTCAACTACATTAGCTGCTATATCACTAGGTATTTCGGCTGTCTGTGCTATAACATTTGCAGCAGCACCTTTAGCAGCTTCGCCTGTTACTGTTGCTCTTTGTCTAGCTTCATAGCCTACTTGATCTACTATTTGTGCTTCTTGACCAGAAGCTTGAGTACCTGTTATAGCTGCTCTTGTTCTTACTTCTGCTTCTGGAGTATCAGAAAGATTTACAGTAGTTCCCTGTACTTCAGGAACAAAAGCATTATTATCTATTGTAAAATCAAGAGTTGCTGCTTTAGCTGCTTGAGCTTCTTGAGCAGAAATTTGTGCTGCTTCAGCAGGTTTTGTTAGTGCTCTAAGTTCATCTATTATAGCTTTATCTGGCGCACCTGCAAAAGCGGGAATTGTCTTTTTTAATTCTTTTGCTAATTCAGCTTCATAATCAGAAGCAGTAACCGTTCCTTCATTTACAGCTTTTGTAACTGTAGCAGTAGCCTTTGTAATAGCATCTGAAGTAATATCATCTATCTCATCAATTCCAGTAAAAGTATCTAATTGTTCTATAGCCTCTTCCGCAGTTATAGTATCAGTCATATCTATAGCAGAAGGAGTTTGTTTTGGAGTAAGAGCAGGTACATTAACAGGGTTATAACTTTTTAAATAACTTCCGGGTACATAATCATCTTTACCTGCTGCATCTTTAAAAGATATATCTTTAATAGTATCGCTAATAGCTTTTTGGCTAGCAACATTTGGAAGTGTTTGACCTGCAAATGGATCAGCAATGTTAGTAGTACCTGTGCCTTCAGGGTCTCTTACTTGATTTTGTCTAGCTAGTTCTTGTTCTACTTGTGAAGGAGCAACGCCAAACTGAGCTGCAATGTCTTGTGTAGTCATAACACCAGTATTAAGAGCATTAATTACTTTTTGAGTTTCATCAGCCGTATAGCTACCATCAGCAGGTATATCAGCTATCTCAGCAGCAGTAACAGGTGGAGTAGTAGTGGTAGTAGTTTTAGCAGCAGCAGCTTGAGCATCAGCAGCAGCTTGAGCAGCCGCAGCATTTTGAGCATTAATAGTTGCTAAGTTTTGATTAACATAATCTGTAGAAACACCATACTCTCTTGCAAGATCAGCAGCAGTTCTTCTACCTGCATTAAGATCAGCAACAGCTTTATCTACATCTGCCTGAGTAAAAGATTTAGTAGGTACATTACTAGGTTGAGATTGTGTAGCTGTAGACGTAGTTCTTGTATTAACATTTGAGTCAATAGCTCCAAGAGCTTCTTGCCTATCTTCATCAGTCATACCACCAATTTGATAAGAAACTCTACCACCCTTACGATAGTCTACTCTTTTCTTGTATGCTCTTTTTCTAGCCATAATTATTTCTCTCTTTGAACACCTTTAACCTTTTCAAAGGTTCTTAGTCCACCTAGACCAAGCATACCTAGAAGAACAGGCATCATAGTTTGTAAATCAATTAATGGTATAACT